AAACAAAACTATGGTGCTTGGAAAAAAACAACATCAAAAGGAGAAGTAATTGAATTTACTATTGAGGACAAACGCTACTCAATGTGGTTAAATCAATACAAAAAGCCTGAATCAAAAGAACCAGATTACAAAATCTACCCTAATGATTACAAGCCTAAAGCCGAAACAAAAATGGAGTATGCAACTCCAGTAAACCAACAGGAAAGCGAAGATGATTTGCCGTTTTAATTAACTATCTAAAAACAAAAACAATGAGCCAAAAACAACAGGTTGCCAACTACCTACAAAGTGGCAAAAGTTTAACACCAATCCAAGCCTTAAGTAAGTTTGGAACTTTAAGATTAGCTGCTATAATCTTTGTGTTAAAGAATGAAGGGTTGAAGATTAAAACTGATTTAATGAATATTGGTACTAAAAAGAAGCCAAGAAATGTGGCTAAGTATTCAATATGACACACGCATCATTATTTAGTGGAATAGGTGGGTTTGATTTAGCAGCTGAATGGATAGGATGGGATAATATATTTCATTGCGAATGGAATCCATTTGGACAAAGAGTTTTAGCCCACCATTTCCCAAATTCAAAATCTTACAATGACATTACCAAAACAAACTTCTCAATTCACGCAGGAAAAATTGATGTTCTCACAGGAGGATTCCCTTGCCAACCATATTCAAGTGCAGGTAAACGACTTGGGAAAGCCGATGAAAGACATTTATTCCCAGAGATGCTTAGAGCAATTAATGAAGTTAAACCAACTTGGGTCGTGGGCGAAAATGTACTCGGCATTGTTAATTGGGGGGGGGGGTGGTATTCAACGAGGTGCAAGTTGACTTGGAAAATCAAGGGTACGAAGTACAAGCGTATATACTTCCAGCTTGTGGCAAGAACGCACCACACAAAAGAGAGCGAACTTGGTTTATTGCCTACTCCAACTCTGCAAGATTACACAAACAGCACATTTCCTCCAAGTCAAAAGAAAAGATTTCACATAGTGGGATATTTAATGAGAAAAGGAATTTTACCTCATTCCCAACTCAACCCCCAATTTGTGGAGGAGATGATGGGATTTCCAAAGAATTGGACTCTATTACCTTTTCTAAATGGAGAAATCAATCAATCAAAGGTTACGGAAACGCAATAGTACCACAAGTAGCATTTGAGATTTTTAAAGCCATACAAAGTTTTGATGATTTAGTAAATGTTTAGTAAATTTGTAACGAGTGTCGGATACTCATTAAGAACTTATTGCCCTTGCGATGAACTACCAATCCGACTGGTAGGGATTCAATGGGGCTTTTTTATTTTATGGCTAAGAGATTTACGGACACAGAAAAATGGAAAAAACCATTCATTAGGAATTTAAAAGCATCTTATAAACTACTTTGGTTATATGTATGTGATGACTGCGACCATTCAGGTATATGGCAAGTTGATATAGAAGTTGCTGAAATTAGGATTGGCGAAAAATTAGATGGTAAAAAAGCTATTGAACTTTTTGGCGATAAAATCATTCCTTTAGATGGTGGTGCTAAATGGTTTATCCCTTCATTTATAGAGTTTCAATACCCTTCTGGATTAAATGAAAATAACAAAGCACATATTGGAATTATTAAAAACTTAGAAAGATACAAAGATGAAATTGATAACTTTAAGCCCCTTGAAAGCCCCTTGCAAGGTGCTATGGATATGGTAATGGATAAGGTAATGGTTAAGGATAAGGTTAAGGAAATGGTAATACTACCTTTTGAATCAGAAAACTTTATAAAATATTGGACATTTTGGAAGGATTTTAAGAATAAACAATTTAATTTTAAGTTCAAGACTGCTCAATCGGAACAATCAGCATTAAATGATTTGGTTAATTTATCAGATGGGTATGAAGAAACTGCCATTAAAATAATAGAGCAATCTATGGCTAAAGGATGGAAAGGATTATTTAAACTAAAAAACGAATCTAATGAATCAGGAACTTATACAAATAACGCAAAACTTAGTTATCCAGAAAGAGAATGGGAAAGACTTAAAAATCTTGGATAAGGATGAACTAAAGGTTTATAAGGCAATGGAATCTATGCACATTGGCAAATGCTCAAGAATAGAAGTAACCGAGCATCTAAAGACTTGTATTGCTTTGAGTGGGATGCAAGTGCCAACAAATCAAATATTTAATCTATGCGTTTCATTTACAATAGAATCTTACGGACAATACAAACTGAAGGAACTGGGAGTAGCATTTAAAATGTTTGCAGAAGATAAGTTTACTATTGGCAATCATATAAATTTTAGTCCTAAGTTAATTGGGGAGGTAATGAATGCCTATAAGAAAATAGCAGTACAAGTAAGAAACAAAATAGAACCAGAACAACCTAAACAAATAGAAATGAAAGTAGATGAAGAACAAGTAATGCGAGAGGAAGCCGAGTATTGGAAAACATCTAAGAAGGATTGGAGATTCCTAAACTATCAATGCTTTGACTATTTATGGAAACGAAAATTGCTAAAGATAACACCAGAGAAAGCTGAGTACATAAAATCAAAAGTAAAAGCCTATCATTTAGCACAGGCTAAAAAGCCAGAGGATATGTTAGTAGATGATGAAACTATGAGGCAGCAATGCAAAAAATATTCACTTAAACTTTATTACGACAACGAATTATGAAAGAAACAATACAATTAATTAAATTCTTTTTTATCTCAGTTCCAGTATTCCTATGTGTTTACTGCTCTGTTATGATTTACATACAAATAAAAGAATACATCCAAAAATATGAGTAAGATAAGAGGACACGAAAACGCACAAGAAGTAAAATTAATATTTATAGATACAAAAGAGGAAATAGAATTTAAGTCAGTAGCCTACGCAAAAAGAGTAACAGGAGTTAATGAATACCAAATAAAGGAAAGTCTTAACCCAATAAAGAAAAAAAGATTTAAGTACCAAAATAGAGAAATAACGTTCCGTATTAAGAAATAATCTAATTTTGCTTTATGGCATTACCCACAATTCCTAAATTAACGGCAAAGGCTCAAACAATATTTAATCGTTATATCCGTACAAGAGATTCACAAGACGGATTTTTTACTTGCATTAGTTGTGGGCAAACCAAAGGACACGAAGTTATGGATGCTGGGCATTATGTACCAGTTAAAGGAAGTTCTGCATTAAGATTTGATGAATACAATGTAAACGGAGAATGCAAGTCTTGTAATGGATTTGACCAATTTCACTTAATAGGTTACCGAAAGAACCTTATAGATAAAATAGGGGAAAATATGGTAATGCACTTGGAAAGCCAACATAGGCTAATAAAGAAATGGTCAAGGACTGAATTAAACGAAATAATAGAAAAGTATAAATAATGGCGAAATTAAATCCTAATGGCAAGGTTTCCTTTGGGTCAAGGAAAAAAGGAAAGGCTAAAAAGACATTTGGTCCTAAAGACAAACCTACTAAACCTTATAACCGACAAGGCAGATAATGAAAAACACATACGGAAAGAAGCTATATACTTGTAAATGTGGTACAGTTACCGAAGGATATGTATGGTTTAATGAGATAAAAGAAACTCAATTCAAATGCACTAAATGTGGCAAATCAGTTGGTTATGACAATTTAGAAAAGAAAGTAGATAGTATAATTTCAATACGAACACCAACAAAAAACAGATAATGCTAATTACCGAAATAAAGTCAAATCCTAATAATCCTAGATTAATTAAGGACCATAAGTTTAAACAACTTGTAAAGTCTATTCAGGACTTCCCACAAATGCTAGAACTTAGACCTATTGTCATTGATGAACATAATATGGTACTTGGTGGCAATATGAGGCTTAAGGCTTGTCTTGAAGCTGGGCTAACCGATGTACCAGTAATTCACGCAAATAATCTAAGTGAAGAGAAAAAGAAAGAGTTTATTGTAAAAGATAATGTAGGATATGGAGAGTGGGACTGGGATGACCTAGCAAATAATTGGGATGCTTTAGAACTAACTGAATGGGGTTTAGATATACCAAACTTTGATGCAGAGGTATTAGAGGCACAAGAAGATAACTTTGCAGCACCAGATGGAGGTATTGAAACCGATATAGTCTTAGGAGATTTATTTGAAATAGGCGAACATAGATTGCTTTGTGGGGATAGTACAGATAGCGACCAAGTGGCAAAGCTAATGAATGGACAAAAGGCTGATTTATCATTTACAAGTCCACCATATAATGCAGGTAAAAGCGAGGCATTAAGTGGGAATACTCATACAATAGATAATAAATACAATGAATATAATGACAATCAAACAAAAGATAATTATTTAGATTTATTAGTAGGATTTACAAATAACGCATTATTAAATAGTGATTATTTAATTTGCAATATTCAAAGTTTAGCTGGTAACAAAATAGCATTAATTGAATATTTATATCAATATAAAGACAATTTTATAGATGTAGCAATATGGGATAAAGGACACGGAGCCCCTGCAATGGCTGAAAATGTAATGACATCTGCTTGGGAATATATGTTCTTTATATCTTCAAAAGATAAAGCATCAAGGGCAATTCCTAATGCAAATTTTAGAGGAACTGTTCCAAATATATATAGAGGCAAACCTAATAGAAATAATGAGTTTTCAAGTGTACACGCTGCAACATTCCCAATAGACCTTCCAGAATGGGCATTACGATTCACAAAAGAAGGAAACATTATATTAGACCAATTTTGTGGAACCGGTACAACAATGGTAGCTTCACACCAACTTAAACGCAAATGCTATGGTATGGAACTAGACCCTAAATATTGCCAAGTGATTATAGATAGGATGCAAAAACTTGACCCATCATTGGAAATCAAAAAGAACGGAGTAACTTTGCAATAATAGTGAAACAATAGTGAGATTATGGCTAACGAACAAAATTTAACCCCATTTAAGAAAGGGGAGGTTGCAAACCCTAATGGCAGACCTAAAGGAATACCGAATAGCAAAACTAGATTGTTAAGATTGCTTGAATTGGTACAAGTAAAGACCAACCCAATTACAGGAGAGAAAGAGGAGTTTACTGTGGCAGAGCAATTAGATATGATGGTACTTCAAAAAGCATTCAAAGGAGATTTAAAGGCTTATCAGGAAATACTTGATAGATTAGAAGGTAGAGCAAAACAAACAACGGATTTAAACGCAAACATTCAAGGTAGCGTTCAAATAACAATACAACAAGATGACCGATGTAAACCAATTGAAGATTAATGCTACACCTGTATTCTTTGCGAACAAAAAAGCATATGAAGGAAACTATCCAGTTATATGCAATGAGGGTGGTACTCGTTCTTCAAAGTCTTATTCAATAGTTCAATTACTTATTGAGATTGCCTACAACAACCCAAAGACTAGAATTTCAATAGTATCTCATTCACTTCCCCATATCAAACGAGGAGTTTACAGAGACTTTAAAAGCATAATGGAGAATTGGGGTTTATGGTCCGATAATGAATTCAGCTTTTCTGATTTTATATACACATACCCTAATGGTTCTTACATAGAATTATTTGGACTAGAGGATGAAAGCAAGGCAAGAGGACCAGCGAGAGATGTTTTATTCATCAATGAGGCAAACTTAATCAAGCGTACATTATACGACCAATTACTAATGAGAACAACAGGAAAGGTTTTCTTAGATTGGAATCCTGCTGACTTTGTCAATTGGGTATATGAGATAGCCGACAATCCTGAAAACAAACGCATTCATTCTACCTACCTAAACAATCTGCCTAATTTATCTGAATCACAAATAAAAAACATTGAGCAATATCAAAAACTACCAGATGACTTTATGTGGAAAGTTTATGGCTTAGGTCAAAGAGGAGCAGCCAAAGAGTTAATATATACTCAATGGAAACAATATGATACTGCACCTGAAGGAGATGTATTTTATGGATTAGACTTTGGGTATGTGCATCCAGCAGCACTTATAAAGGTTACTCATTACGAAGGGGAGAACTACTTTGAGGAAATCATTTATCAAAGTGGACTTACATTATCGGACCTTACAAGATTAATAAAAGAGAAAGTGCCAGAAAGAGCAACGATATATGCAGATGCAGCCGAACCTAAATCAATAGAAGAATTATACCGACAAGGATTTAATATTAAACCTGCTCAAAAAGATGTATGGGCAGGAATAGTCAAAATGAAATCATATCCTATTAACATACATTTCCATAGCCAAAACCTTAAAAGAGAGTTTATGTCTTACAAATGGAAGAAGGACAAAAACGATAATGTAATTGAAGAACCAGTAAAAGCAAATGATGATGCTTTGGATGCTTCTAGGTATGCAGTATTTACTCATTTAACTAAACCTAAATTTCAAGTAAGTGTATTTTGATGTAAAAATCATAACTTTGTTTAAATTCTAATAATATGGCATTTTTCGACTTCTTAACTAAAAAGAAGATTAACACTCTATTACCTAATATTCCTTTTGATACAAGTGTGGCTATTCAACGTGGAATCGTTACTTGGCAAGGTGGTGATGCAAGGTCATTCGTACAAGATGGATATGCAGCTAATGATATAGTTTACTCAATCGTAAAACTAATTACTGATAAAGCAAAACTTGCTCCATTCCACGTTTACAAAGTTAAAGATGAAATGTCTGCTAAAAGATATAAGTCATTAATGAAACAACCAGATAAGATTACAAACTGGCAAGAAGTAAACGAATTACATAAGAAAGCATTTGAAATATATACTGGAGACCAAAGACTAAACGACTTATTAAAATATCCTAATGGTGAAGATACTTGGTCAGATTTAGTTGAGCAATGGTGTGGATTTAAGTTAATAACAGGAAATTCATTTATCTATGGAAAACTTATTGAAGCTGGTAATAACGAAGGGAAGCCATTTGAACTATTTGCTTTACCTGCTCAGTTTATGGCTATTATTGCAAATATCGATGTGTTCCCACCTACCAGAGTTGGCTACCAATTATACTACGGAGCAATGTGGTCCTTTGACCCTAAAGAAATCTTACACGATAAATACTACAATCCTCAATGGACAGTTACAGGTAGTCAATTATACGGACAAAGTCCATTACTAGCAGCAGCAAGAACTTTAACTAGAAGTAACGAAGCTAA